CTACTTACAACAAATTGGCCATTTCCATTTTAAGTTGTCGCATTTTTGATTTTAGATTTTTTTGTTTTCGGAAACGCCGTGTTTTGTTTAAACGTGTCGAAATATGTCGGGAGCTTGGGTTCACGAAGGCATCCGGATCAATTTCTCTAGGCGCTATCGGCTTCATTAAAGGATCTCGTGTTTTCCGAGGTTCTGTTTTCTTTTTCAATGTTTTTCTTCCTACGTAATTTGCGTTACTGTCGTCACTGCTCGTAATATTTTTCGTTTTTCTCTGAACAGACTGAGAAGGAGGCTTTCGTATATCGCTTTTCTTGCGAACTGGTTTACCTCCTATGTAATTTGCTTTGCGATCATCTCGAATTCGAGCCTTGTGTACTTGATTCTTGTCCAGAGTGGCTTTACTTTTCTCGTCTTTTTCTTTCTTTTTCTTAGCGTCACGAATACGTTTCTCCTTGATCTCGTCTTGTTTCTTCATATACTTCTCAAAATCTTCTTTATTTTTCGTATTCCAAGATTGATACACTTTTGAATATTCAAACTGAGTTTTATCTTTCATGTACAGAGGTACTCCATTTGCATCACAAACGTGACCCATCCAGTATTTGTGATAAAACAGGGTCATACGATTTGTCACTAAAAACTTGTTCAAAAATGAGAGTATTGACACGAGTTCCTTTTCATTGTACAAGGATATGTACTCTTCACTCGCTGCCTTTCGTTTGTCTTTCGCCTGTTGGTTGTCCTTTTCGTGATCCTCAATTTTTACCATCAAAAAGGGGTCCCCATTCCTTGCATAGTACTCTCCGAAGAGATACTTATGGAACCATGTTTTGGGCAATGATGAATAGTAGATGTTGTCCATATCCATATCCACATATACATTATATACAGGTTAAAAAGTGTACTACATTCACTCAGGACGATACTTGCGCAATTCACGAGCCGTCGTCCATAGTTCACTGTTTCTAATCTCTTCTAACTCTTCATTCAATTTTGATCGATAATCAGGATCACTATTCGCTTCAATAGAACGCCGTGCTTCCGCGCCACTCTTGACATCTTCATAACAATCTTGAATTATCGGATACAAAGCGGATTCAAATCGTGGTGCCCAATCCAAAGCCCCCCTTTGAGCGGTTGTTGAACAATTTGCAAACATCCAATCCATTCCGTGTTTGGAAATTAGTGGATACAAGCTCTCTAATGCTTCCTCTACGGTTTCGTTATATGCTTCAGAGGGGCTATGTCCATTTTCCCGTAGCACCGAATATTGTGCAGAAAATGCACCTTGAATAAGACCCATCAGGACACATCTCTCTCCTGTTAAGTCACTGAAGACTTCTTTTTCTGTTGTTGTTTCAAATGCATGTCCGGTTCCAATACCAAATGCTAATGCCAGGCAGGTATCCCTTGCAGACCCAGATACATCCTGATGAATTGCATACGAAGAATTTATTCCACGTCCTTCTAGAAAGTGAGTACGAACCGTCAACCCACTGCCTTTGGGAGCCACCACCAACACATCTATATTTTTTGGTGGTACAATGCGAGTGTCTTCATGAAAGGTCAATCCAAATCCATGTGAAAAATACAGAGTCTTTCCTTGAGTGAGATGAGGATGTATCGTGTTCCAACATTGGATTTGAGCAGCATCTGATAATAGATATTGTATGATGTTGCCTTGTTTTGCAGCTCCTTCAATGCAAAACAATGATTCGCCCTCTGTCCACCCATCTTTTTCTGCATGATGCCAACTGTCGCCGTTCTCACGAACTCCTACGCATACATCGAATCCATTGTCACGTAAATTCAATGCTTGTCCTCTGCCTTGCGGGCCATACCCAAGAACCGCTATTTTACGGTCACCGATAATGTCCTTACATGTATCCAATGGATAATCTGAACGCTCAATAATGGTTTCGCCACTATGAATCGTAGCCGGCGAGAGGCATACGACTGACGATGAATATGTTCTGTATGTACATTTTCGTAGATTATACGTAATTGAACGAAGCATGATTTGTCCGTCTTGCACTTGTACTCAAAACTTATATAAAAGTGCTTATATCTATTTTGATATGATGATGAACAGAACACATTTCATTGTACATTCCCCAGAGTCAGTAGATTCAAATGGAACTATGTGGATGTCCCAAGTAACATATTCGAAAACTATTTCGTTTCCTCTTATGAATGTACCCCCAGATTCTGTGACTATTACAGATGGTGATCTCCATTGTTCTACAGTTTGTCTCGGCGGTTCCTTCGAAGAGTGGAAAACGATTTTATGTGACCAAATTGCCGACAAAAGTACAGAATGGTTTCGCTGTAAGTGTACTCCAGAACAAATCGCTTCAAAGGTGCATATTTGGAATCGAATCAAAATAGACAATGGTGAAGTAGTTTGCCTGTCGCAAGATGAATTGTATGATGACACCCTCCATGAAAATACTGTTACTCCACAATTTGTACGTGAAGAGCAAGAAAAGATTGCTAACATGTTTTGCTCTGTGTATGGAATATCTTTCCAAGGTCAAGATATCTATCTGCATACAGTACTCTCACACATACGACTCAAAGCGAAGAAAAGCGCCATCATTCATCACAATACAGAGGAACATTCAGATCATATTTTGCCTTCTAAAGAAGAACTAGATATGATTCATGCCCGTGTTGAACAGGTTTTACGAGCAAAAAATGCAAAATTGTCAGAATTGACTGCGATTGAACAGTATTTACACAATGAGTTCGTTCGAAAAACAGAACAATTAAAGGAAAAACGAAAAAATTTGTCAAATGAGATTTACTCATTGGAGAAGACCAAATTGTAGGATATTGTGGAATTTTTTTCCTCATCCTAACATATAAGATAAAATGCTGAACACTCTTGTTTCTAAGATGAAAACACTCAGCCCTCTCATCGTGCTTGCGATCGTTGTTGCCGTCGCCATTATGGTTCTGTACAAATCAGAATCTGCTCCTCAGGCAATGAGCGCTCCAGAAGGATCGGCGTCCACCATTGAAGGACTTGAACAGCCGGCAGCTGTTGATGAACCGGCGCCGAAAAAGGAAGCCAATGATGATACACTCACTTCGGCAGATCTCCTCCCGGCTGAAGACAAGAACGCTATTGAGTTTGCAAACATGGCACCCTCTGTGGATGGTTCTCTGAGCGACCAGAACTTCCTCACGGCCGGTCATCTTCAAGGCGAAATGTCCACGGTTTCCAAAAACGCAAATTACGGACTTCGCTCGGAACCCCCTAACCCCCAGGACAAAGTGTCTCCGTGGATGAACACCTCCATCAAACCAGACACTCTCCGTCGCCCGCTGTGCTAAATAGACACACGTTTGTAGAATAGACAATAAGCAAATGGAGTTGATATAGACGTTTTAGAATTCAGACAGAGTACCGTATTGTCGTTGCAAATCATCCATTGACCAGAATTATTCTTTACAAATGCATAGTAATGGCCTCCTCTAGTACTTCCACGATGATTCCCTACAGCAATCAATGAAAATGTACTCTTGAATTTTTCTGGCCCTTCTGTGAAACGTCTCAAATCTAATGTATGTGGTATTTCAATGTTTTCATTTCTTTTTCTTCCCGTAAAAGAGAAACGCTTGAGTACAATAATAAGATATTGAGGCAATTTCCATAATCGGATATTTTTATGGAGAGTAGTTTCCGATGTCTCAATGGCTTCTGTTTCTGAAAAGTGATTTAAACAATCATATAGGTGAAATTTCTTTCGTGATGGAGGAGGAATATCTAATTGTATAGTTACAAACGGATCATAATTGTACGAAAATTCGTTTGATTTGATTTTATGAATCGATGATTGGAACTGTCCAAAAAACAGAGGGATGAGATCCGAGTAATGCTTAGAGAAAAAACCTTTGAATTGAACCATGCTTTCAATCATTTGCTTTTCTGTTTCGTTCTTTGCTTCGCCGCCTATGTTTATTTTAACACACCTTTCTGTTTCCGTATGAATATAATCCAAGAGATACAGCAGAAATTCAGACATATCGTGTTGTCTACGTAGGGTCTGGAATTGAGGATGCTTCGTTTGGCGTGCATGTGTTTCTATCAAATGCAAAAATTCATGTGGTGAAGACACTTTCGATACATTCATTTGTAACACAAGATTCTTGAGTGTTACAGTCGGAGGCACTTTTCCTTTGGGCCGTGGATTTTCTCGCAAGATCATTTTTACAAAGTCGTCACAACGAAATAGACATTGCAATGACGTATTCAAATAACAGGTATTTCCCAAATTGTTGAGACCATTTACACTCTGCATCGTTGTATACTATTACTTAGTACATACTTAATGTTTGTTTATGTCAATTCTAAACCATTTTGCGGTTAAAGTGAGACATAAAAACATCATTCAAAAGTAAGTATCGTCGAGGGATATGTTTCAACCATTCTACTATCAGCCATCTTGGTATATGTATCCGACACATCATTATCAACCTATGAATTGGAGATATACATATCAAAATGGTCCTATGTCATATCCTATCAATGCAAATTCTGTATGCCATTATGGTGTGAGACCATTTGAACCGATTACACAACCGAATATTCCAACTAGAAATGTTAATACACAAAGACACGAGACCAACGCTGAAAATCGTTCTCATCACCCAACATTACGCAGTATTGAAATCAGGACACAAAGTAACGATGGTACATCTCAGCATAATGAAATTCCAATGACGGATCAAGCATACCAAAACGTCAACCGGATCGTTTCACAACTAGTTGAACAGGTACAAAATCCAGAAACAGAAGAGATCAACGAAACAGAAGAGATCAACGAAACAGAAGATTTGGCTGGTGACAATGATGAAAATGTTCCTCTGGAGAATGACACATCGTCTTCTACTTCACTCTCCATTCTAGATTTACAAAATCATACACAGTTAGAGTATTGTCCAGTATCAGATCCACAACACACATGTCTTTGTTCCATTTGTCATAATTCAATCGAGGGACACGTAGTTCGTGTTCTTCGTTGTTCGCACACGTTTCATCACGATTGTATTGATAGATGGTTACATTCCGTTCCAAATTGTCCAATGTGTCGTCAGTCCATATTACCAGGGGAAGAAGAGCATATGGTGTAAGACAAAAAATTAAAAAAATGAAGTACTGAAATGTATGAAATGCTTGTAATAACAAGTATGAACCATTCATCAAATTTATCCATGCGCTTTCAACCACTACGTATAAAGCAAAGCAAAATTGGTGATGGAATTCGTGGCGATCAAGAAACTGCTTGGCTTAATTTCAGAGCATTCCAATTGTTTCGAAATCACCCTCACGTATACATGACTCAAAATTATGATATTCTAAATCCAACTGTCGCCACCACAAATCTAGCTGCCGATATTCATTACTATGAAAAAAAATATCCAGAACAAAAGTTTTTGAAAGTGTGTACAAGTTCTGATGAACAACTACAACATGAAATGTTTTGTTCAAAATTAACCAATTCAAAATACCATGTATCCATATCTAGAAAGGCTGTACGGCTTGTACGCAACATCCAGAGAAGAACAAGAGACCGCTCGCCCCAAACTGTAATCTTCTTGCGTATTTACGAGGATGGCCACTATTTTGCAGCTTTCTATTATCCTTTCGATCACAATCGTTTAGAATTATTTGATGCCGGTGGATCTAGTTTTGACATACCAAAAATGAGGAAAATTCAATACGACACATTCCATTACCTTTTTGGAATACGATACAACCATAAAAGACATTCTAATAAATTGAAAATTATATCTAAATTTGGATACCAACAATCTACATTTGATGAACATTGTCAAACTTGGATATATTTGTATCTGTATAAACGGTTCTACTGTGGTTTAAGTATCGGCCAATGGAAATATTTCATGCGGAATTATACAGCCACACCACAGCAGATGAAAAAGGCAGTGAAAATCAAGAGTTCGATAGGATACGATGGCATGGAAATGAGTAATCCATATAGAAAATTGTTGAAATTGATTACACAATTTAGAGACTGGTTTCTCCACTCACAAGTACCTGAGTTTCAGTGAAAAAAATGACCTCAACCAATTTAAAGATTTCTATGTTTACAACGAAGTATAAATAATCAAAAGTAATGTCTGTTTCCAGTGTCGTTATCTCAAAGTCCGGTTCTTTGAAAACCCAGTCTTTTGGGGAGAACAATGATATACCCTCTTTGCTCGCTCACCTAAATCACGTTATCAAAAACCGAGGATGTGGTCCATTGAAAGTAATTGGAGCATATCCATCACACAATACGCTCTTAATTGGTTCGACCTCTGGGAAACATTCTCAGATCAATCGCCACGAATTTGCTCCACCCTATGATGCGGATCTCTTTTACGGCGATGTGATTATGGTGAAATTAAATAGTTCTGACAGTATCACATTTTCGTCTATGGAAGTATCCGAATATGATGACATGTATGAAACTCTTATGGATGGATTCGAAAGTTTGGGTTCAACGGATACAGATGATGATCTTGAAGAAAACGATGATGATGGTGAACAAGATCCCGATTACGTTCCTGGTCAGGACAACGATGCTTATGAAGATGATGAAAATGTTTCTGAATACAGTCAATCCGAAGAGGAAGAAGAATGGGATTTTGATCAAGATTATTCAGATTAAATGAAGGATATGAATCATCATGTTCAGTATTTATCCATCTGGTTTTTCTTTGTCGTTTTCTTTGCCTTTTCCGTTGTCTTTTTTATTTGTTATATGTATAGATCGCTATGATGTCATCTAGTGAAATAGTATTGTTTGCCCTCCTACTCATTTTCGTTTTAAACAACTGGTTGGAACAAAAACTGGAAGATGCTGCACCCATCATTCACAGAATGGTGAAAGTCAAGACGGTCCAACCTCATGATTCGGCTAGCACAAGCATGGCTACAATTACGGACGTTGAAGAATCTCCACCTTCTCGCATGTCTGACACAGACATGAAAAAAGCACTTCAGCAATATTTGGATGACCACCTCCAACAACACACGCCAGACGAACCTACCTTGGAATCTCATTATTCCATTGAACAGAATAAAGGACAGGGACAAACGACAGACAAAAAAACAAAAACGAGTCCTGTATACGGGCTTGAAAATTGGGGCATGGATATACAGCCGTTCCAAATGAATGCCTCTACATTTGCGACGATTTAAATGGGTAGAACTACGGTACATGCACTCATATGGTGATTCGATGTGTCAAATATTTTTTCCTATTTTCTTTTGTCAAAGGCAAGAATTTTTCACAATGTTCACACTTCACGTAGGACGGAATCGTATTCCCTTTAAACCATACAAAAGAGAAGAGTGGTACATTGATTGTTTTAGACAAATTGCAACATGGACATTCATTCAACCATCCAAACTCAATCGCATCTAAAATCATTTCCACACGGTCTCTCTGATGTACGCCTCCTCTATGGTAAATATGATTTCGCAGACATAGCGAGATTAATTGGTTATGTGACTTCCGTAACAAAACACTTCGCAGAGTTCGTCTCAAATTATGATTCCGTCGTTTCATGTATGTTGTTGATTGTTATTACGGGGAGAAGATTTCGTTTTCATTTATTTGGTGTACGACATTTGTGGAGATTCAACTCAAAATATAGGGCTCAAAATATAGGGCTCAAAATATAGGACATATTGAAACGACGTGGTGATGTAATAGAGTGTGTATGATGCCAAATACAGTGTCCGCAGCAACAATTGGGACAGCCATTTTTTCTTGTCCGCATACCACACTTATGAATAATGCGGTCGCAAAGACAAAATGTGCTCGTCGGCTCCACCAAACAGATTCGTTAAGGCCCGATCCATTCGTTATCATCGCAATCAGTGCTACAAATGCCACCAGATATTTACCCTGTTTCTTTTGTACAAGTAAAGATACAGCATATGCCATTGCTAAACGAACCCAAATGCACACAGTAAAGAACAAGTAAAACCGAGCTGTCTCAGAACAACCCAGGGATTCGAATAAACCTCCCATACGGTACTCTTGCTTGTGTATATTTACACTACACAAAAAAATGTATGTGAGCATTCCTGTCTCTACATATCACTAACTTGGGGCGCTAATACCAACTTGATTGTTCCTAATGTCGCACATGAGTACTTCAGAATCAAAGGGAAATCATTTTTCAGATACAGTTCAATGGCATTCGACAAGTTCGTACACTTTGTGAAGAGAACGAGAAATTTCAGGGAAAATATACCCTGGACGATTGTGCTCGATGTATTTTGAATGACCGTAAGTTTGGTTTTGTTGTCATAACCCTCGTCAGAAACATGTGTCCCAATGACTGTCTCCTGCTCGGCAAAATCTCCTTTGCATGAAAAGATCAATTGCTCACCGACACTCTTGATTTCAATGACATCAGAAAGATTGTACATGTCTCGGCATATCTTTTGGAAATCTGCAGCGCACATGGTGATGACGGATGTAAAAGATGCTGGAGGGATGCTTAGCTCTGTACGTTGCAGGTCTAAGACATTGAGCTTGTACGTTGTTGTGCGCTGTTTATCACCATTCTCGATTTTAATACCTAGATGATTAGGATCATTTTCCTCCATAAATAGCGATAGGACTGAATTATTGTTCATTGTTTTCATCAACTTGTACATATTCATTAGACCCAAACCTACGATCACTGGTTTCTTACAGTGATATGAGCAAAATTCTTCCGCATTCAGCTTCAGATGGACCAACACCGTATGGGACGAATCCATTGCAATAACCTTTATTCCAGTCTCATCAAAAGTGAAATTTGCTTCTGTCAATATTTCTTTCAACGCTTCTACCAACACACGAAACGCAGAAGCTTGTACTGTACTCATGTAGAAAGCATATCTTTCTTCAGCAGACATATGAATTGTGTAATGTCCTTCTTTACACCAAATCCTTTAACTTTGTTTCACATGAGCGTACATGTAGGACAAGTCTTATCTGGCAGACGATCAATTTTCGTATCATCATCAACCGTAGTCCAAATTTCCCAATGCCTCCCCCACTCCTTAAATGGATAATAGCAATACCCTTTCTCACCAAAAGATGTGCCCCAACTGTTGCGAATTATGAAATGTTTCTTTTTCACACTATAGCCAACTATGGCCATTGCATGACCGCCTAAAAATGGATCATTCTCAGATTCTTTGTTCCAAATGTCGTTTTCTTTTTTGTACACCGGGACAGTTATGAGACAGACTCCTTGCTCGGCGATGGCGTGACATGCGCTTTCTATGTCATGTACCTGAGCATAATGTGAAATAATGTGATGCTTCGCTTCCTCGAAATGGGGACTATAGTCATAGGATGCATCATCTATGTCCTTGTACGGACACGACTTCTCATAGCAAACACCAATGCGTCTTAATATTTTCATTGCGTCACGACCATACATGCCGGGCGTATTTTTATTCGTTCGTTGTCCGTAAAAAAACTTGGGGGAGAAATATTCTTGGAAATTATAGTCAATGCGCTCTTGATATTCTTTAGCACAGCAAGCCGAAAACGCCATACATGCCCCATATGATCCCTGATTCCGAATCTTTGGAAGTGATGAGCGTAAATCTACTTCGTCGGGGAATTCAAGCGTCCGATCACGAAATACCCAGTCCCTCTTATCTTCCGGGGACCTCTCTACAGTACATAAATAATCGTACGTTTGTTCCGAATTTTCTTCTGACTTTTCTTCCATCTCTTATATGATATGGAATGAAAAAAAAAGAATTTATGTCCAAAAACCTGTTCCTAGCCTTTTGTACGGTTCCTTGTTTGCTTGCACGCATATTCTTTTAGTCTTCTTTGTGTGCTTCCAAGTAGAGAATTGTTTTGATGAGCTGCTTTCTCGCTTCACGAATGTGGCGTATTTGTTTTTTCCGTCCCCCTGTCTTATTTCTTTCTCGACGAATTTCTTCTGCGGCAAGGTACACGATTCCATCATAGAATTCCTCATGCGCCATTTCAAGCCAATCATCGTTTTTCGTCCCAAATTGTGTAGTATCGCTATCAACCTGGACGCCATGTCCATACCGTTCTCTACCAAGTGCAAGACGAGCTTTAACCGGTCCTTCAATTCGAGGATATTTAGAAAGTTTACTCATAATCTCATCATTATCATCATTTGGCTTTGGTTCTGAGCTTGAATTATTTCCCATTCTTACCTATTTATACACTCTTCGTAGATTTTCTTTTTATGTTATCATTTTTTTGTTTAAGGCTAGGAACAGGCAAATGTGTAACAACCGTCTTTCTCATAAGCTTATTCCGGGCGAATATTTGTTCGTAAAACCTCTTTATATTTTTGTAAGATAGTACGACCGTCTTCTGTATTGACATCCATCCACACTCCTGTTTGAGGATCGCATATATTGGGAAGTTTTTTACATTTTTGTGTCTGTTGCTGAAGATAGCACTGTAAAATATACTTTCCTTTTTTCGCCGAAATCAAAAGTAAACGCCCAGTATCCGGATTCGCTATCTTTTGAAATGTCATCCATTTCTTGCGAGGTGGGCGTATCGGAGAAAGAATTTTGTCTTCCAATAAACGATACTTTTGAAATGCTGTACGTGTTTTATTAGTTTGTTTCTGCTGATTTTTCAACATTCGTGCATATACACCGATACCGACACCAGTGACTCCAGTACCGCCAAGGGCTAAAGTCACAATTTGTTGTTTCGCAAAATCCAAAATAGAACGCACCTGTGCATTATTCATGAGGGGTCCGTAGATGCTCTGGAACTTCCAAATATAATCATATGGATGGTTTGTCAATTGAATCCACTGATCACAGTAGAACAGCCAATCCGTAGTAGAAGCATTGACAAATACAGAATGCGGTTTAGTATGAGAGGCCATTCGACATTGATCATTAAATACACCCAGTATTGATAAGCACACAATAATGATGAGTACGGTACGGAAAATTTGCTGTTTCCTCGTACCACCACGCATGTGTCGGCGATACTGTCTTCCTCTGTTGCGTGTTCCTCCATCTTGTGCTCTCTTTTTCAAGCGTGCCAATTGTCTCGCAACATACTGCAAATCTTTATCTGATACATGCGACTGTAAAAACACTTCAAGTTTTCGTAAATCTTCCATAGTATATCCATTATTGTGATTATCAAGGAACACTCCACCATTGAATATTTTGGAATGATGTGTAGGGGCTTTACTTCTCAAAGGGGACAAATGTACGCTCTTTTGTGTCTGCGCTCAACAGTGACGAAATTCTTGCACGATATTCATCTGACATAAATTCTAGATTGTCATACACAAACGATTGAACATTTCTGTAGTTTATATCGCTTCTTTGAAAGGGATGAGTTCCTTGACAAATAATGTACCCACACAGTCCAAGACCCCATAAATCTGTATTTATATGATATTGTCTACGAAGATTCGTTTCCGGAGATTGATAGAGGTAGGTTCCGCAATTGTACGACAATTTTCCATATTTTCCCTGCCGCACACTCCCTAATGTTTGAACATCTATGAGAGTCAGATCATCCTTTCGTCCAATATGTGGAGTCATTACAAAATTCTCCAATTTGATATCCAAATGAACCAAATGCCTATTTTGTAGTGCCGAAATGCACGAAAACGCTTTATCCATCCAATCTCGTGATTCCCGCTCACTCATATTTCTGTGCTGATATTTACGCATCCAAGTGAGATTGTCTAGCATATCTCTTCCACGTATATACGGAAAGATAATTGTCAGATCTTCCGGACATCCTTCTATGTGACGTACTAAATAGGAGTTTGGATGCAGAGGATTTATATTCCGTATTCTCTCTAAATTTTGTAATTCGTTTCTGTAATATTCCTCATTTTTGTATCTTTTGAGAACAACACGGGAATTGTACTGCATGTCGAGTGCAACTGTGATATCCCTTTTCACACATAGTTTTTGGAGATTTTTGAATCGTCCAAACATACCTCGCCTATATTACACACATATATTCGTTTTTTGTCTATGTAGTGTACATATGTTTCTCTATTCACACTTTTTCCAAAGCAAAGTGCCGTCCTTTGCAGGTGATAAGACCAACCTCATATTTTGAGCCTTTTTTATGACTCCATATCGGACTCCATTGCCCGCTTTCTTATGCTTCCTCCAATTCTTTTTCCGAGTGTTTGGGTCTACCTCGCAGGTCATACCAAACCACATCCGTAGACTTGGTAAAAAACTTGTTTTACACACTCCATCGTCTTCAGTCAGGTGTTTTTTGACACATGGCAGATCTTTTGGGTTGTTCAAATACGTCAAAAGCGTAATTAAAAATGTGTTCCGAATCACCTTTCCCTGATACGATGTATTATCATCGAAGGCGATGTAATTCGCAAAAGACTCACAATTACGAAACACGACACCGTACAGAATTTGGGACTTGTAATGCTTTATCGCTTCACGGGCACGACCAAACATTTTCAACATGTCTTTCTTGTTACTCAAATTCCGGTTCTTCTTATTGACCAAAAAAATTGGGTTAGGAGTATTCAGCCATTCTCGTAGAGGACTGAACCCGATGACAGCCAACAGGCCAGAATATCCTCGGTCTTTTTTGTCTTCTGTCGTTGGTCCCACTTCTAATATCCAACCATTGCCTATGTAGACAGCGTGATGAGTTAATCCGAATACCCCTGGGACGACACCGAATGCATTTCCCGTCATTAGACGTTGTCCCGGAATTAGTTGGTATGTTTTCCAATCTAACGTATCTTCATAATTTGTGATGTTTGTCTTGATGAATTCGTTTTTGACATTTTCCTCTATGTTGTTGATCAAATGAAGAGATGTACTGAAGTACCCGGGAATGTCACCAGACGAGAGAGTTACATTTTGTATCGGGTCAGCGATAGGCAATGTATCAGATGCAAGCATTGGCGAATGTATGGTAGATGGTTGATATTTTAGCGAATACTGTGTTAAACCACCTGTACCGCCAGCCATTCGCTTCTTTATTTCTTCACGAAGAGCCTTTTCATAAAACTGATTGCTGACAAATTTACATTTACCTTGAGAGTCTTTTTGATAAAATCGGCCATTCTTAGCAACATACATGAGGCAAAATTATGTATGAAAATTCATATATTTGAAATACAATATTCGCTTACAATAATATTCCAAAACAATTCCATTCTCATTTCTACGATTTAAAGACAGAGTACGGTATAGTAAATACCCGTAGTAAACATGCAAATTTTTATTAAAACACTGACAGGGAAGACGATTACTCTAGACGTAGAGCCAAGCGATACTATTGAAACGGTAAAAACTAAGATTCAAGACAAGGAAGGCATACCTCCCGACCAACAACGCCTCATCTACGCCGGAAAACAACTTGAGTCAGAACGCACCATTAGTGATTACGGGGTGCAAGCTGAGTCGACGCTCCATCTTGTATTAAGGCTTCGTGGCGGAATTTAAAGATTAAACTCCAATTATGAGTACTCACATATATATTTTTCAACTGTTTTTGATTTATTACGCTATTATTTAGATTCACTGATCTCGATATGAAATGTTCAAAATGTCGGAAAGAAAAAGATGAAAATCATTTCAAAGGAAAGAATAACAAAATAACTAAACATTGTGCTGCTTGCCGAGAAAAATGCAAAACATGGAGAGAAAAAAACAAGAAACGTATACAATTGTACAATAAATTTTTCAACGAAAACCATAAAAAAATAAAAGACAAAATACTTGTTGTGTATGCCAAACGTATAAATGCTGAAGAGAGCGAATGGACCAGATTTGATAGTCAAGCCCATGCGGCGTCTGTATTGAAACTACATACAAGTAATATTTCGAAAGTATTGAACGGTCACATACGTCAAACAGGTGGGTATGACTTCAAAATAGAAGAAGAGAATGTAGAAAATATTATGAAAGATAATGTAGATTGGAACACAATCAAAAACGAAAATAATATTACAGATAAAGTCAAAGGATACCCTTCGCCACATAGAACAGTACACGAAACGATCAATGGAATTACAGGGAAGAAATGTTGCACTTGCAAAACATGGCACCCATTAACGGATTACAATAAATCCAGCGGTCATTGGGACAAATTGAGAGTTGAATGCAAAGATTGTTTGGTGGCGTGGAGGAAACAAAATAGAAAAGAACTAAATCGAAAACAGTTGATATATGAACGAAAAAGGAAAAAGATAGATCCGGAATTCAAATTAGTAAAAACGCTTCGGAGTAGATTAGGAACTGCTCTTAAGCGGAAAAATGCTGAAAAAAATCATAGGACCATGGATTTAATAGGACAAACACCGGCATTTGTTAGGATCTATTTGGAAAAACAATTTACAGAAGGCATGTCATGGGACAATCATGGAAAATGGCATATTGACCATAGAAAAGCCTGTCGTACATTTGATTTACTTAACGAAGAGGAGCAGAGAAAATGTTTCCACTACACGAATTTACAGCCACTCTGGGGACCTGAAAATATGGCAAAGGGTGGTGATTTTGACGAAAATACTTTTGAATACAAATGGGTTGATGGATGCGGTTGGATGAGAAAGGAATAGAAAAAACATACCCCACATTTAAGTTTTACAGTTCACACATTCGAAAATCTCGGAGTAGATGTTTTGCATATTTTACTTTCAAACATGGCAATGTATCATTATACAGAAGTCCATGTATGGCACATAACAAGTTTTTGTATTCAAAACGTGTTTGCGCATTAATATTTTCGTACATATCAAGTTCGTCAAACAGACTTTGCGCTTGTTGAAAGTATTTGCGGATCTTAAATTCATTACCTGAACATTTGTAGTATTTTGGTTCTGATAATTTGTGAAGAATACTTTCTAGAATAGAATGAAATTGGTTCTTCTTTTTCAGAAAAGTGTGTTTCTTTCGAGTACCCAAATTGTGTGGTGAAAATACGGCAAGAATACAGTTCAAAGACATACCGTATAAATTAATTGAGTATTTACCTCGTTGCTTAGGGATTCTTTTCTTCATTTTTTTCAAGTAACTTATAGAAATCACTCACACTAGTATTCACACTTATTTTAGCCGGGTTAAAAGACTTGAGGTACAGTCCTTCCAAACTCTTAACCCTTGATAAGGCTACGTATGTCTGTCCGTGTGCAAAAATTGCATCACCAACATCGACTTCCACCAAGTCCAGCGAGGCCCCCTGTGCTTTGTGAATGGTAACAGCCCATGCTAGAACTAAAGGAATTTGATGAACGGAAATTTCTCGGAGTTTTTCACTCTTCCAAACATGCCGTTTGACAATGCTTGTGGCACCATTGTGAAATTGGACCACAGGAAATCCAGTCAATGGATCAAAGTGTGTAATAATTCCGGTACTTCCATTACATATTCCACCATCGACATCTAAATTGGCCACACACATGACTTGCGCTCCTTGTTTCAATGTCAGCCTTTCTTCAAAAGGAGCATTTTTAATCATATTTTGTATTTCAATCAGGTACTTGTTAGGGTATGGAGCAGATAGTGTATATTGTCCTTTGACGATTCGACAATCAAATTTGACTTCATCAGATTTTAACTCAGCCATTTTTTTCCGATTCAAACGGTCCACTTGAAAACGGCGGGGGTACAATATGGTTGGGCGGATTCCGTGTGCAATCAGAGATTTGTCTTTCTTTTTACATTCTATCAAAGTATCATAAGATTTTCTGGACAGTTTTCCTTTCCGTATTTGATTCAGAATTTTCGTGAATCGTCTGTCCTTTTGTCGGTGAATCTCTCGCAATTCAATGGATACGTCAATATTTGTTTCCCATATATCTGACTCAAAACAATAGAGATCATTTTCCGGAGGAGCCAATTGATAAAAATCTCCGGATAATATCACTTGTATGCCTCCGAAAGGGGCACTTGAATTTCTGACAGTTTTGGCAATTTTATCCAATAATTCAAACGTTCGACTAGATAACATACTGACTTCGTCAACAATCAAAATATCTACAATCCTCCACCTCAACCATTTATATCGGGTTTTCAGAATGGACTGTAGGATGATTGTATCTGGCGGCTTCATTAAACCTATGCCGGCCCATGAATGTAATGTTTTCGCATTCGCATTCAACAAAAACGCTGCGCAACCGGTGAGAGCACAACACTGAATTTTCTTTTGCAATTGTTGTGCGCTACGAACCATAGTCCGAATGAGATGTGATTTACCACTCCCAGCGGGTCCCGTCATGAAAACATTTTTGCCTTCATGAAATGCCTTCATGACCAATTCCTGTGACGGCGACAGAGTTTCAGATATATCTGGTTGAAGGTCATCAAGAGATATTGTTGTCCCATTTGTATATTTTACTTGAATGTTCATACTTCATTACAGAATCAATGTGTGTTATTGTTATACTCATTTTTTTAGAATGTATTGTTGTGGATTAAAAAAATGAAGCTGTGGATAACGTCGGTAAGACATAGTAGACAATGACCATTCGTGCATTAGATACACAGATACATGAGCAATTTAACATAGTTGTAGCACAGTTTTTATTTGATATAGCAGAATCGTCAGAAAAGTGGACTTTCAAAGATCTCGCCGATCAGTATTTACCTCCAGACCATTTGGAGCGATACGAAAGTATGGCACGAATGAAAAAACTCACGATCAAACAATTACGTTTTGCCTTAGCTCGGCGCAACAATCGTCATTTAAGCGGGTCAAAGGATGTTCTCATTCATCGTTTATGGAAAGTATTACATCCTAAAAAGTGTGAATCCACAGACAAAATCGAGTACTTGGAGTGGAATAAAAAGAGAACTGATCCGGACACATGGCCGGCGATTTGGGTTGAAAGAAAGGGTTCTACAGGAGTTGTTCTTAAAAATGCGTGGGATTCAGAAATATCTGATATGCAAAAAACACCAATACTTCTACGTGTAGACCTGTCTCGTGACCCACCATTAGCATTTTCAGAAACTGCAAAAGAGTACATTCTCGAAGGAGAGTATGATCCTGAACAAAAGCGAGTTTTCTTTGGGAAAGTGCCTGAAAGCATAGGACTAACACCTGACTATTAGTTTGTAGTGAATAGTTACAATTTTCTATTTCGTTTGGGTAACTGAATGACAGCCTGTTCCTAGGCTTATTTCTTTTTTTTCTTATACGATTTAAACATTGTAAGAAAACATACATTTAAATGACACGGCATAGAGAGTACTATGAGATTCTGGGTGTATCACCGAAGGCAACACAAAAGGAAATCAAAAAAGCCTATCGGAAAATGGCTCTAAAATATCACCCAGATAAGAATAAGGACGATCCCACAGCAGCTGAACAGTTTGCAAAATTGTCAACAGCATATGAAACATTAAGTGATGAAACCAAAAGGCGGGAATATGACCGTTTTGGAAAGAGTGGAAACAAAAGATCTTCAAATTTTCCGGGCAACCCTCATGATATATTCAATGCCTTCTTCGGTCAGAGACAACCGTTTCAAAATTCTATGCGTCGGAATGTGTCTGCAAAAGGAAAAAACACTGTCAATAATATTCGTGTAAGCATCAATGACCTGTATACTGGTATTACAAAGAAAATTGCCGTAACAAGAAAGAGAAAGTGTGTTGCTTGTAAAGGCATTGGTGGAGACAAAGATAAAAAGCAGGTATGTGATATGTGTCGAGGAAGGGGCATGATAAACAAAATGCGCCAAATTGGACCAGGGTTTGTCCAACAAACAACAACACCTTGTGTATCGTGTTCTGGTACAGGACAAACATTTGGACCGGGCGGAAAGTGTATGCACTGCAACGGTAGAAAATGTGTAGACAAAAAAGATATATTTTCGATTGAAATACCGGCAGGTGCAACCAATGGATACACTATCACTTTATATCAAGAAGGGGACGAAACCAACTGTAAAGTTGCCGGAGACATTATTTTGAAAGTGGTGGAAATGCCTCATGAAACTTTCACTCGAAGAGGTAATAATTTATATATGATTCATCATATTCCATTATTAAATGCGTTAGGGACTTACTCATTCACAATGAAGCACCTTGATGGATCTACCATGTGCATTCAAAAAGAAAACGAAGACATCATTTCTCCTGATGCTGTTCGTTGTGTACCAAATAAGGGCATGCCGATTCAGAATCAACCAGAAAGTTTCGGAAAACTAGTCATTTTATTCAAGGTTGATTTCCCGAAAAGGTTGCTCGAGCACCATCGTCTTCTTCTGCGTCAACTGACTTCATCAGACTGTTCAAAAGATCAAGCCGAGGGTTGCCAGAAGTTGAAATTAAAACCTTTCCATGGTCCATTTGATACACAAACGAAACAAAAAGAAACGAAACAAAGGACTTCTGAGATTCCGAATTGTAATCAGCAATGAAAGATGTCTTGTCTAGTACTTTGCCTGTTAGACGCAAGATAATGAATGGCATCTATAGTTCACAGTTAAACTCTTCACCCTTATTATTCATCCAACTTATCTCTCCAGTGACAATATTGTATTTTTTCTTCAAAATATGTTTGACGTCTGATAAGTATTCACTCTGATAGAACGAGAATTTTCCATCTGGTCCAGCAAACTCATTGAATTCTTCCACGATGTCATGACACTCACGTGTTGTTTGGTCAGTCGCAGTGGCGAATAAGATATGGCTTTGTGTGTTGAGTGGATATGTCTTTGATTGTTGAAGGAGAATACAGGCATCAATCGGGTGATGACCCTCTTTTAAAAATATCTTATACCGCATGCCAGTGTTGGTACTTTTATATTCAAGAATGGCTCCATGCATTCCGACATTTTCAAACCATATACCTCTTTTGTCAGATTCTGTACTTGGAGACCATTCGTACATACTTCGTGATTTGAGATCTATGAGCAACTGCGGAACAAACGTATCCCACGGTTCGTTTTCAATTTTAGGATACAAAAATCCCTGTACCATAAACAAGAATCGAAATGTCCATCTTGCCAAATGAAAAAATACTGATTTTGTGGTATGAATGAAAGACTTAACTATTTCTTGATAAACACTGAAGCTATGAAACATACAGATAATAACCCTGGATGGTTTTACTTACATAGGTTGCTTTTATATGGAGCAAAATGTTATTCATAGGTTTTGTAGTGATTAAAGTATTCCATACGTTTCTGTAGCATGTGTGTATCAGAAATTATGTGTCTATTGAAAGAAGTCCATGAAACACCCATTAACATGTTAATGAGAAAGTGAATAGCATACATACCACATTCAGAATATTGTTGTTGATGTCTTTTATTATTTACTAGTATGGAGTATTTCTTATTTTTTTCAGAATCTTGAATACGTGTAATGAAAGTGTTGACTTCCTTTGGTGGGGGATATCCATACGAATCGAAGTACACAATTTTCCTCTTTTTCAAAGAACAATATAAGGCTATCCAGTGTTGGCCCGATGAAGTGTGATCCGCAGTATTGAAGACCACGCCAAACTGTTCAATACCATCATTTTGTAATTGACGTGTATCGATGTCGCAAAGATATTTTGTTTTTTTCATAGGTCCCCAGTCCAAAGCAATACAGGATGATGAGCTTAATCCATTAGTTTGTGCAAAATCGATGGGTACGGTGCCAAGAAACAGAAACTTGTACTTATCACCATCGTATTGATCCATAACACTTGATATATCAGTAGAACTCAACCACATATCTGTAGAGGTACTGTTACCAATGAGAACCCCATCATGAAACCATTCACCTGGAGCAAGAGGACGAAAGTAATCAGAACCTTTATGGTGTTTCGAAAATTGAGCCAATTGTTCTAATTTTATCCAACACTGTTCGTTGTCGCAGTCACTGTATTCACTAATTACGTTGTCGATACGATTCCAAATAGTACATTTGGTCATATACGGTTTGACTTGGATATGTTTCTCTTTCGTACTCGAATGAAATGAATTCCATGCCATTGCAATGGCTAACAAATTTGTTTTTGTGAAACAAGAACAATCGTTACTGCTGTTTTTAGTTGGTGCACAATGAGACATTGACACTATATACTAATCAAGTCCAATATTTTTATATAAATGCGTGAAAGTAAACATATCAAGAAAAAATACAAAAATGTTGGAAAGCGGGTACCTAGTTTTTGTTGGGTCTACTTCATTTTTGCAATCACTTGAATTTCTCTATCCTTGATTTTAAATCGTGAACCAATCACTTCACAGTCAATGACATCTGACGGTTTACATTCACGGAAAGTGTCTTCGTGGTGTTGTCGTGCAATGATGACACACACGGGCAGGTCATCGGCACCATGTGCCATCACTCCTAATTTGTTCACCTTTTCTACAGAACAAGATATGACGTCGCCTACATGCGGATTGAATATGTCTGCAGAACACACTACATCATAGTAAATATTTCCTGAAGTATTGATAGCGTGTGTGGTACCGATACTTCGAGATAGTATTTTAACACTTCCTGGTTTCACATATCCGGATGAAATACACGTGCCTTCAATACGTTGTAATTCGTTTTTGATGGCATCATCAATAGACTTACAATTTTTCAATCCCACTGCTACAGACGTTTTAAATACTTGAGAATGAAACATAGTACTAATGATGTATGTATATTATTCTAGTTCATTTTTTTTATATTAAGAGGAGTGATATTGTCGTAGAGACCCAAATGTCACATCTTCGTGATCAATGGAGCGAAATAACAGCTCCAATTCTTCGCAAACAGTCCTCCTTTTCAAAGGATTTTTGGAACTTTGATAAATTTTATCATACGACTTTGTAGAGCGTTTTCCGGTATACAGTGTTTTTAAACGATTTAACAGTTGTACAACCACCGGCTTTCGTCCTAACCCAGAAGCTGTACATGCACACCCACTTTTTCTGTTTTTAAACTTTGAATATGAATCGTTAGATACAATCTTGAAAACTGTCTGTGTTCCCCTTCGAGCGTATGTGCGAAATCCAATGTATTTCGAATTTGTTTCACTCAGTTTCATGGGGTGAATCATTGGAAAATGGACACGTATTACTTGACTTTCACGATTTGATAAAGGTGGTTTTTCATCACGTGTGTAAATATCAATTTTTCCATCACCATTCAAGATCCGGAAATAAGTCGTGTTCTTCAATTTGATTTTTCCGACACTTTCATCTACCAGCGATGGTTTCCGACTCGTTCCAAAATAATCAGACACAATACCGTCTATTTCTTTGCTAAGAGTGCTGTTGCGCCACTGATTGAAAAACTCTAAACGATCAGACGTGTCCATTTCATCGATCAACATCATTCTACGATGATTAATGAAGGATTGTAGCTGTTTTTCATTATAGACGTCCTCACCATATTGGGAAACTATGTACTCAGGTACCCTTTTCATAGCTTCAATAACGCCAGCTACACGTTCATTGATTTGCTTTACAATCACAGTTTCTAAACCTTGTAGCGCTTTTGATTGTAGAACATGTTTTTGTGGAATAATATTGCGATAGACCATTGGCAAATAGCGCCTTTCTTCTCCCGTAGTAGTCCATATTGGCTGGAATAAATAATACTTCTCTTGGAACGATAGAATCCCTTCTAGATCATCTGCGTATATGGGTAAAGACTCTTTTATCATGTACTGTAAAACAAATGGAATTATACGGACATCCATACGTCTTTCTTGACATATCTTACTCAATCGTTTCGTCATTGCCTGACTTGAAAGTACCCTTCTTTTAACGGGAAACAGCCCCTTTCGAATAAGACGATAAAATTGTTTCACTTTGGGTTTAATTTCTGATGACATAGAAAATGTTCGTCTCGGATTGTATTTGGTAGGAGGTCTTACACACGTGTATTCAACTTCTTCAGTAACAATGTCGTCTTTTGTAAGCGAGCGCCGTTTTCCATGACTATCCACAATTACAACGTTTTCACGGACATACTGATTATTTTGCGCATACGTCAAACAATCTATGCTATTCCTTCGTAGAACATTTTCTACCTCATGAATAAGTTTCTGCTTTTCTTGCGCCGTTCCGTATGTCTCAAAATCTGGCGAATACCCATTCTTACTGATACCTGCGTGATAGAATACGGTGACATTACGTTCGCTTAATGGCAAATGTGCATGAGACAATGTTCGGCTCCCTCGTCCGATAATTTGTTTGTTCCTGTTCATGTTCCACCATGGCGTCAGTATGTGGATTTGACGAACGTGTTTGAATGTGACTCCTTGTTCTATGCGGCGTGTACCAATAATCACCCGAACTTTCTGTCCTAGAGAATTTTGTGGTGAATTTATCGTTTCTAGTAATTGAGCAATTTCTCCTGGATTGGATTGATCAAATATAACATATGAACCTAACTTCTTCCTCCGCCGTCTATCAGAACTAGGATTTTGCAACATAGAGGGACGAGGATAAAATGATGATGAATATCGTTTGAATCCGTTTTCTTCTAACATCATGGCAAACGTAAATGCTCCGGTAATAAGATATTCCGTATATACGAATACCACCCCTTGACATGTTTCAATTTCACGAAGTACATTTGCATACTTTGGCGAGAAGTCAGCAAGATGCTTTTTGGAGAATAACTTCATTCCATCTGGCTGACGAAATGGTGGGGCGTTTGATCTTGAAGAAAACAATGCGTAGAATGCGTCATTATCATAACCTCCATTTGGAAGTAACAAGGTTGAAATCATTTTCTTGGAAGGATCAATGTCAGAAACCTTGATTTCCCTTTTTTGTTCTAATAGTTCGCTTTGTTTATCTGTAAGAGACGACATATACACACGTATGTCTCCAATGGGTTTGGTATACTTTTTCTTTGGATAAACAACCATTGGAAAAGTCTTCGGATCAGAACCACGAACGTAGCTAATATACCCCCGAGTAAAAGCGTACAGTGGATGGGATTCGGAAGATAGAGGTACACTCAAAGGAAACACTTGCCGTCGAGTTTGTGTTGGGCGATTATCATTCAAACGACACAAATTGATGAGATCTATGATTTCTTCGTGAGAGTCGTAGAGAGGCGTTGCCGTCAGGAGAACTAATTTCATTTGGTCGGAATGACGAGTAACATATTGTAGCATGTCGCTAATTGTTTTGGTTACTTTCATCGTTGTAAATGTTTTAACAGTTGACGAAACTACAACCGAGCGCCCATTGTACTTGGGCTTCTCATACAAAATAATGGATCCTTCTCCTGAAATACGATCGATGCGAAGTCCTCCCTTATCTTTGTCTCCTAATTGAATTAATGTTGAATTTCTTCGTATCTCTTTTGAAATGGTTCTTGGTCCTAAAGCTCTGCGGTCAGCAATTGATATAACGGTACCCTTCGGAACTTTTATCGACCGAATCGACCGAAGAGCATTCACGCTTCTAGTTGTAGTTTTCCCACCCTTTTTGCGTAAATTATGCGCCTCATCTACAATAATCATTGATCTATTGAATTCCTTTTTTAATTCTCGGATCATTTCGCCTTCTGATGGAGAATTATCCTCATTACGGATATTTTCTACAACTTGTACAAATTTATCATAATTCATAATACGATAGTACTTCTGGATGTGAGACATCATTCGTTTTTCAACCTTTGGAACATCTCCATCAAACTCTTTCATTAAGGTCTTAAAGACGGACGTATAACGATCTCCTGTACATTGAGATGATAGACTTGTCGATCCACTCGCAACTTCTTTGAAGACATTGAAAATTTCCGAATACCAGGTACTGATCAATGCCTTCGGACAAATAATCCAAACTTTCTTGTTTTCTGAAAATAATTGTTTCGTGTACTGTTCTGCAATTCCTATAGCCGAGCACGTTTTGCCAACACCGGTTCCATGCCACAATACAATGCTTTGATACGGAGTGTTTGGATGAATGAATGTTCGAACGAAGTTCTGAGAATCTGTACGAACAAAACGATCTTTCACGTGTACCATATCAGGAGAATGATTCCAAACGGAAAATTTTGTGTTATTTTCCAGGCTCTGGTTAAATTGAGAACTCGATAAATGAGACACATGTTGATACGGTGAATCATTTGGGTGCTCTGCGAGCCATTTTTCTATCTTTCGAGATACTTCTTCTTGTTTCTTTTCGTTTTCCTCACGTTCTTTTTCACTTTTGACATGTAGTACGGAAGAACGAAGTTTATTGAATGTATCATATAGCGTCTTCAACGTCATATCAAAGATACCTATATGTGTTCTACACACATTTTATTTGGAATAATTCGGAATTATCTTGGAAGCAATTTTCAAACTACGAATTTTTAATTGATTATATTCTCTGATGCGCATACATGCTTCTTGCAGTGTAAACCATTCAATGGCACCAATTTCGGATTTCTGTAAGAGATTATCCTGATCTATGTGAAGGTTCTTCTGTTTTCCGGTGTACTTTGACACGAAAAATATGTGCTTGTATTTTCGGTTATTCTGTCCCATAAAAACGCTCACAATTGGACGAGATGGTAAAATGACATGATCTTTAGAAGGTATTCCTGTTTCCTCTGTAAATTCTCGTAATGCACACTCAATGTCTGTCTCACCTTTAGAGCGTCGTCCCTTTGGAAAGCCCCATTCGGGTGTCGTATACACATTCGGTGAGTTCTGAAGGAGGATATACAGGGATACGAACTTTTGTGTATGTTTCAGAATATACCCTGCCCTCAAAATTCGCAATCGCTTTTCTGATTTATCGAATTCAAATTTGTGCTTGCTCACTTTCAAATTATTGTCCGATATACACCATATATCACGCCATAATTCAGTGAATGTTAAATTTTGAATCTTTTGTTTTTCTTCATTTGTCATCATGTCGAGAAGTTTCTGAATGTATACAATATCGCCTAAACGATATTTTCCACGTACAAAATCCACGTATCCGATGGTATCTTTCCTACAGATGTGTAAAAATTCCGTCTTGTTAGTATTTTTCCGTTTGCGGTATAGAATGATTCCTGCGCTGATTATAGGTTGTCGGCAATGCTTGTACTTATGCCCCATCTTTCCACAATTCATGCAAAAAATGCTGCTCCTTTTCACCTTTTTTTTTGGGGGCGCATTATGCTTGTATACTTTTTTATTTTCTACTTTCTTGTCATCAGTATCCATATTTGTATTTTGTTAAACACTTTTCTTTTCGTTATACGTCTTTATGTATCATTCGTTCATCCCATTCATCACACATTAAAAAAATGAAAATATGAATACATTGTAAATAGGAAGAATTACTCAATTATGTTTACTGCTAGTGAAGAGTGCGAATGGAGAAATGCGTTGCTGTCAAGGTATGAGAAACTACCTCATTATGCTCTGTGGAGGGATTCGGACGTAAAAAAAAGTTCTCTATCATCTCGTATATTGTGGTGGTCAGATGCCGCTTTGGATTTTCCATCTGGAGAACCAAGACAAATTATTGAGGATGCGATTTCTCGCCTAATGTCCTTATATGTTGAAAGCAAGTCCGCCCATTCCTTGCGTAATGAGTAGCATGTTGTAGTTCTTGGCAAATGCATGGACTTCGTAGGAATCTCCGGACGAAGTATTTGATTTTAGTTGCAGTGTAGCTTCATCAATTAAACTGAAGTTTAAAGCCCCAGAAGGTTGTTGTTTTTCAGGATGTAGGGCAAAAGAGTACGTATAGATATAGTTGCTTGGATTGGATGTGTGGTACGTGAGTGCATTGACTACACGAAAATAGTCTGCTCGGCGTTCTTCCACTCGTTCATGTCCGTTCAGATACAAGGTAACACTTTTCAGTATATCATCCGTGTCATTCGGACCCCAAAGATATCTATCGGTATTGTTTGTTTTCCCAAAATTTAACCAGTCATTCTTGTGTGTTTTTTCTGTTCGAGTAGCGTACCATATAAGTTCTTTACATGCATGATTAAAGTCCAGTGCAATTTTGCTATCTGAGGTAGAAATAAGCCCGCCCAGACCGTTGTATTGTACCTGTTCAATTAGATACTTATGCGAATGTTGTGCATACCACTTTCTTTCGCACACGTCTAAATATACGAAGTCGCACAGAAGACGAGCGTCTATTATGGAAGAATGCGGTTGGTCTAATACAGGGGATGCGTTCTCTTGTATAGTGCCATCAGATTGTATTGTGTTGGAAGTTATACAATCATCCAATGAGCGAAATTTGACATACACTTTCACATCATGGTGTTGTAACGCTACAAGAGGAAGGGCTAAACCACTTTCCTTGCAGAACCAGAATTGCAAAGGAATATACAGTGTACAAGATTGGTCTGTATTTTCAATGAAATAAAACTCTCGTTTTCCAATCATCTTATGGTATGCACGCTTCTGACTTTCGTTTAGTGTTAACTCGCTATTGATTTCCAACCATTCGCCCCTATGGAGATCAATAACTTGTCCGCCAATTTCAATAGACACCCATTCGACTAATCTATGCCCTATTGCATTCGCCCAATTCACAATTGTTTGTTCGCCATTAGCATTTACACCATTGTTATGATTAACGTTTGGAAGAGTGACCTCTAATGTCATATTTGTGATGAGATCTCCATTACGGGAAATCGTAGCATTAACTTTCTGACCAAAGTTTACTGTGCCGTTGAAAGATTGTGCGATACTTTCACACGCAAAATTTGTATGTTGATTGTACGCATATTTGAAATACGTCATAGAAGGCTTTCCTGTCAAAATTTTGTTCTGCTTTCCTGTCACTGTCAGTTGAATTAATCCACCTGGCATTTTAAACCGTATACTATACTACATGATTTTTGTTTTTAATTGATTATGAAAAAAAATAAAAACCGTGTAATTAAGAATTTAGATCCTAGTAGCAGAACTTGCATACAAGTTACACCACAATCGTGCCTTGGCATTAAACTGTTCACGATCATCTAAATATAAATCAGCACTCTCCTGAACTAATGGGTCGTGAGGATTTGGCTCTGCTAAAAGTGACTGAATTGATGTAATTATTTTGGAGATTGATAAAACAGGGCTCCATTTATCTTTTAAAATATCGATACAAATGTTCCCATGAGCATCAATGTTTGGATGGTATACTTTAGTTTGAAATCGAAGCACCGGAGGACTGAAAGGGTGGTCTGCTGAAAATACAGCTTGCAATAAAAAGGACCCCGTTTCATAAGGAGTATCCTTAGGTCCGTGCATGGCTAAATTCCATGTATTTATTTCGCTTTCCACAGGACGAGCCACACAACATATGGAATCGTCCGTGTTCAATTCTTTAAATTCATGCAAGATACGTCTCGACGCCATTTCTATACACTTACTTTCTTGTGATATTATTTATATGGTTATTCCGTTTCTTACTCAAATGTGAGGATAATGCTGACATTCTTGTGTTTGTTGGCTGTCTTTATCGCATTTCCAGAAGAGCTTGACACAATAGATTTTCTTTTGTGATACAAATTCATCTCCTTTTCAATTTGTTGTACATGGGTCTGCAAATACTGCAAGATACCTTTTTGTAAAGCCCATCGGAAAAAGTTCAATTGCCCGATCGTTGTGTCAATGTAATCAGTGTCTGTGTAAAAGAACTGAATGCGATTTCTTCGGCAGAAAGGATCGAATTGCTTTTTTGAAAATGCCTTTAATTGGGCTTTGTAGTCCAAGTAAATAATACAATGTGTGCTATCATTATCATATTTGATTCGTGTACTCTGGTGTTTTGAGAAATTTGTCACAAACCAGTCAATCAGTCGTAACGACAATTTAGACTTTCCCTCTAATATTGGCAATAGCTCTTTCATGCTTTCTCCATTCTTGGACAAAAAGAATCCTTGAAGTGATTTAAGGAGGAGATCACTTTTGTTTCGAAACATGCGCACTCTTTACTTTTTCTGTTTGGAAATTGGTTTTAAGTCTCTTCTTTCACTGACTTGGTATGAATTCAAAAAGTTTGAATCTTTGTAGGAGCGCACATGTTTTTTCCATTGATCACGTAGATATGAGGCAGATTCCAAATGCCCGCAATACTGATCAAACGAGGAGGCGCACGGTTGAGGAGGTGAAAACATAGGGGGGTTTCCGCCCTGAGGTGGAACAGACGATGCCAGTTTACGTCCGGGGATATTGATTGGTTTCGATTGTGACATTATATTTGAAACCAATAAAAAAAATAAATGATCGAGCAATTCAATATAAGTTTGAGACATCAAAACGCTAACAATATTCAATAAGAAGTAGTACTACATCTTACATTATCAAATATAATCACTAATATCCATGGGCATCTCACATATTTCTGTTGAATAATACTGCTCAATGTCTTTCAGTTTTTGTTCATCATAGTGAGCTACCATATTTATGGCAACGCCCTTACGACCAAATCGACCACTTCGTCCAATACGATGAATGTACGTTTCCTTTTGAACAGGCAGATCATAATTAATCACGATGCTTACTTGCTGAATATCAATTCCTCGGGCGATGATGTCAGTCGCAATGAGAATACGTGCCGTTCCCGATCGGTACTCATTCAGTACTTGGTTTCTCTCCTTTTGAGATAGATCTCCATGCAGACACGATACGGAATGACCTTCTCGTTCAAGGTCGGCCTGAAGAATATCAGCCTTTTTCTTAGAATTAACGTAGATGATCGTTTGGCTGATAGAGAGTTTGTCGTAAATATCAAGTAGCGTTGCAAACTTGTAGTCTTCCCTTTGAACATTGATGAAGAATTGAGAAATGCCATCTAAAGTGACCTCTGCATTCTTTACCAATATTTGTAGTGGATTATTCAAAATCATTTTTGCAATAGACTTCGAATGTTCTGAAAGGGTGGCGCTGAATAGTGCTACTTGACAATCCTTCGATATGTCGTCGAAAATTTCACGAATCTGTCCCTCAAAGCCAACAGACAGCATCTCATCTACTTCATCCAATACAACACATTTCAAATCACTCAAGCAAAGATGCTTCTTTGATAGCAAGTGAAGGATGCGCCCTGGAGTACCCACAAGAACATGGTTAACCTCGTTTTTCAATTTATGAATGTCATCTTGAACGCTTGATCCACCAATAAGAGCTCGACACTTCGTTCCTTTATAATGACTCAAAGCATCGGACACGCTCTTTATCTGAAGAGCCAACTCTCTTGTCGGCGTAATTATCAAAATCTGGGGATTTTCCACATAATCCTTAGTAATCTGCATGAGTGTTCCAATCAAAAATGTTGCCGTTTTACCTGTACCGGACTGAGATTGAGCAAGTATGTCACGACCTTGGCTCAAAGGTACAATGGCTCTTTGTTGAATCACACTTGGGTGTTCAAAACCATACGCATAGATTCCTCGCAAAAGTTGAGCATCAATATTCATTTCATCGAATGTTTGATATTCTGTTACTTCATTGTTGACACTTGTGTCATCGCAAATTTGCACACCGCTCATACTGTGAGCTCTAGTAGTTACTAATACACGGTCTTGCTTTAAATGCGGTTTAGAGATAAAAAGAAAAGGAAATGAAAAGAATCATCTCCTGAAATCCAGACTACCGGAATCGAACCAGTGACCATTCGATGGTCTGAAAAATATTTACTACTACAGTCGAACGCTCTACCAACTGAGCTAAGTCTGGGAGAAGTGCATCAAATGGGATTCGAACCCATGCGTGATATTTCACAGACGGTCTTAAGCCGTCCTCCTTGACCAACTCGGACATTGATGCTTTCTGATATATAGTCATCTGTAAGTTTTAAATACTTTTCTAGCCCGAACATGACTCGCATACCTCTTCCTTTCTCGCATACTTCTGATACATGCGTGGGTCAACGGTGAACTGCTGCGCCTTTGCTGCCGCTCGTGTCCTCAAGTAGTACATACCGGTTTTGAGTCCCTTGCTCCATGCATAGAAGTGCATACTGGATAGATTTTGAGCAGTAGGTTTTTCCACAAACAGATTAAGGCTTTGGGATTGACACACATATCGTCCTCTATCGGCTGCCTGATCAATGAGTGTCTTCTGACTTAGATCCCACACAACCTTGTACAGTTTACGAAGAAATATGGGGATGGTTTCGATGTTTTGTATAGACCCATTCTCCATCACAATACGATTTTTGAGCTCTTCATTCCACAAACCTAGAGCACATAGGTCAGAGATTAGATACTTGTTGATTACTACAAAATCACCTGCCAGGGTGCGTCGGACATAGATTGTGCTTGTATAGGGTTCAATGCATTCATTGTTTCCTAGAATCTGACTCGTCGATGCAGTGGGCATAAGAGCTACAAGAAGACTGTTTCTCTGACCATGAGTCTTGACTTCGTTTCGCAGCTTGTCCCAGTCCAGATTTCGATGAGTACTCAAATCGCCTGGGTACACCGGTTTGTGTCCAACCTCCTTAAGTCCTTCGGAATTCCACAGATCAAATTGGAACTTTCCCTGGCTCATTGGCGAATTTTCAAACGTAGAATACGAACCGTCTTCTATTGCAAGCTCGCATGAGGTTTCTACGGCGGCGTAGTAAATAGTAGCAAATATCTCTTTGTTCAAAGCAAGCGCTTCTGGACTGTCAAATGGCATTCGCATTTTACTATATACATCAGCCAAACCCTGGACTCCGATACCAACCGGACGATGCTTCTTGTTGGATATCTCTGTTTCCCTGACTGGGTAGTAATTCAAATCAATGATCTTATTCAAGTTCTTTGTCAATGTTTTCACCGTGTTATGCAAGGCTTCGAAGTCATATGCTGGACGAATCAAGGATAGCAGACCATTGAAATCGCCTACATATTGATTTTCGACAAAGAATTGAGGAAATCCCAGTCTTTGATCGCCGAGTGCGTTATTCGTTACCTCATTGATCTGTTTGCGCAGATCATCCACGCTGAAATCTGTATCTAACACTTTCTTGATGTATGTGGTTTCATTCTCTTCCATCATCAGTTTAGCAACATCGCAATAACTGCAGTCCGGTTTCGAGTACATGGTGATCGTATGTTTGAAAGGGCGCTTCTTAACAAATGAGGGGAGACCCAGAGAAGCGAGTGTGCAGCAAGCATACTCATCTTTGTCCGAGTACTCCACAATTTCAGCACATTGAGAGGTAAAGATACCATTGAAGATCCCAGCATTTCTCTTCTTCTCATTGAAACAATATGTATCATCAATCTCTCCATTATCTTCAATGCTTGTAACCTTCACAAAGTGTTCGCTTGAACGGTTTGGCGTATGAGGCTCAATTACAAGGCGTTTTGGAGTAAACCCAAGTGAACATAGTTTTTGAAGAGACTGTGAAGCTACAAGCAATCTCCACACTTGTTTCGTATCGTACTTTGCATAACCACCCTTTCCATTTGGCAAACGTCGTGATTCATCATTTTGCCTCACTGGTGTAATTTTTGAAGAAATACCACACGTCTGAAGCATCAATACAATATTTTGCAGAAACTTGCGATGGATGGATGAAATTTGAAGGCTCTGATTACTTCCATTTCTAGTGATACAACCGTCCGCATCCGACAGTCCTGCAAACCAATTTAGTTTACTTTGGAGAGAGTAGTTAATGGGCACAAAATATTTCTCTTCCAAATCCCAGGGCAACATCACATTCATTCGATTATTTTTCTCCTTTCCATGAGTTCTGTATGTTAATTCATCCAGCAAAGCCATCTTGTCACCGGATAAGCTGACTTGAGGATGTTTTTGATAACAAATTCCTTGGCACATTTGGTGAGGACCCTCTGCCGGTTCACTCATCCCGCAATGACGTTTACAGAACGAAGTTCCATCTACCGATTTGTACTGACACTTTCTTTCTTTCTGATTTTTGGTAATATTACCATATGTCCCATCACCAGTGAAAAACCCGTTCGTGTAAGCATTCTTCAGTGACATCTTATTATCAATCACAGGAAAATCGCATTTGACCAGACGCATCCCAGCTTTTAGATTCTGAGCCTCGACGACATCAACCTTAGACGATTGAAGAATATCAATATCACGAGTTCTTTCCAGAGACGACAAATAACCCTGTTGAATGAAGAATTTGTGGTATTTTGTACAGGTTAGGCTTTGTCCATTGGAAAATTGGAGTGTAATCAACTCTTGGTTAGTTCCTGTTTTGTGAACAATGACCTTTGAAAATTCTTGACCATTCCAAACCTTGATATCTTTTTTCTCCAAGGTTTTGATTGGAAAGTAACCTTTATCTGTTAGAACCATTGTAGATGGACTGACGCACAAATTGGAAGACTTGATTACTCCAATGTTCTTTTGATTGGATTTTTCGTTACACGCATCCTTGTAGAGCAAATAAGGAGTGCCTGTCTCCATCTGAGATTTCAGAATTTCCATCCAAACCGCACGAGCTTTCACCTTGCGGACATATTTTTCTTCTCGTACATATCGGTCATATGCCTCTTCGAATTCTGCTCCAAATGTGTTGTTCAGGTCTTGACAGTCATCCGGATTGAATGTGTACCAATCTTCGTCTAGTTTAACTTTTCGCATGAACAAGTCAGAAATCCACATAGCATAGAACAGGTCCCGAGCACGTGCATTCTCATCGCCGTGATTTTTACGAAGATCCATGAATTCGAATATATCATCGTGCCAGGGCGATAAATATACAGCGAATGAACCATTTCGTTTCCCGGAGTTATGGACCAACCCCATATGAGTCAAATAATTATGATTGTCTTCAATGTTCAGATCAAAGACAGTCCCGGTATATTCATCCTCAGTTTCAGTAACGAGCTTGACCCGTGAATAGAGAAGTCCTTCGTGCTTAAAAAATTTGAGATATGTGGACGGTTCAATATGCAGCGCATCACAGATAACGTTATGTTTTGGAATTCTGAGTACATAGGGTTGTTTCACGGGTTTTATGTTTTTATACGGCGACACTTGTCCAATTCTGTTCTTGTTATAGTGTCCTGAGGTAAGAATACCATTACAAAGAAGCATATACCGAACACTTTCAATCAAATTACGGCTGGTTGATGTGAAATATATTTCTTTTTGAACAGACCCATCTGTCTCAAGGAGTCCCTTGACAATAAGTAGCTGTTTTTCTCTTGGTAAGTTAAGAAATGAAGGGGATACGTGCTTTTCATGATTCTCATCGTACATGTCATCATAACGAATCGGAAACCATTCATTCAGAGTCCATTTCACTTGAACACATCCATGTTGAGCATTTTCCCAGTAATGGATATTATTCTCTTCCAGAAAATCGATCACAAAATTATACGTTTCGTCTTTCAAGTGACCCAATGTGATACCACACTCAATGGATGTACAACTACTTTTCTTTGAGTAATGTCCATCTCCCAAAAGAATGCCATAGAAGCGACACATGTCGTTTGTATACTTCTCAATATCTTTGGAGAAAGTAGGTATGGGGTACACCAAGAAATCCTCTCTTGAAATGTCACCGGCCGGAACAAATGTAGGGTGAATTGTCCCCGCATCAAGTCGTCCCTTAATTGTTGTAAAATTGGTCATCCGTTTCTGGTTTTTCAGTGCAAAAACTTCGTGTACTTTTGTACATTTCACTCCTTCAATACTATGAGTTGATCGAATACTGATGAGTTTTTCTTGAATTTCGTTTTTGGCAATTCCAAGCACTCTTTTAAACGATCCGTCCTTGGTTACTACATGGTCTTTGGCATTGATCTCGTCAATCCTTTTGTGACCTGATTTTGTATACACAATCGTATCCGGCGTAAAGCACTGATTGATATACCTTGCAGTTTCATTGTACACCTTGAGCATTGGGACAATTCCCGAAGTTTTACCGTGCGTTCCTCTAATGACGGAGTTATTTGAGCGAATGTTCGAGATATGGATACCTATGCCCCCGGCCCACTTAGAAATCATTGCACAATCACTGATCGTTTTATAAATACCATCCACACTGTCGTCGGTGCCAAGCAAGAAACACGATAGCAACTGCGGGTACTCGCAACCAGCGTGGAAAAGAGTTGGAGTTGCGTGGATCATGGCCTTTGTGGACATTAAATTGTATGTGTTGATGGCCGCATCCACATCGGAGCCATGGATTCCAAGCGCTACTCGCAAGAACATGTACTGGATACGTTCCGCCACAACCCCATTCACCTTCATTAAGTAAGCTTTCTCAAGCGTCTTGAAGGAGAAGAAGTCAAATGTATAATCTCGTTCATGATCGATCACCTGGTCCAGTTTATCTTTGTGCTCAAGAATTACATTGTAGACTGACCGAGAGATCAATCCTTTCATCTTACCGGAATGGGTGTCTTGTTCGTTGTACAAAAGAGCCATCGTCTCAGAAAATGTGTTCTTCGTATTCTTGTGGTTATTTGAAATAATAATCCTCCCGGCCAAGGTAGCATATTCAATATGTGTTGTACACATAGCAACTGTAATTTGAGCAGCCAGTTCATCTAGTTCAGTTGTTTTAACTCCATCATATATTCGTGCACATACCTTTTGAGCAATAAGGGTTGGATCAATATTCTTGCACACGGGTTCTTTTTCACATAGTGTTTTTATGCGATTAATTACCTTGTCAAATGAAACCTTCTCAAAGTTACCATTACGTTTTTGTACTCGCATGTTAGTAAGTCTTGTTCTATCCTTATCGTGTCAAAGGTTTATATCCCTTCAATCCAAATATGTTTAGTGTATGTTGTATGTGGGTACCTTACCATGAAGTGGTAGAAAAAAACAAAAATCCAATACACAGCCCAAAAGCCCATTTACATATACATCATCTGAACACTTGTCTTGTCAGAAGATTCGTTAAAATTGAGAAGTGCCCTAACACTTTCCAATGTCAATGTCATTGGAAAAGTAACAGACTCTAATTTGAAGGTTATTACCTCTTGTATTGCCTTTTCATCCGTTTCAGACAATAAATTCAGAACATTAAGTTTGGAATAAATTGTTTTCAAACATCTACGAAAACTTCGGCATCCCTCTTCTTTTGTGTGGGTATCAATGATATATTTCAAGACTTCATCAGATATTTTTACCATCTCAGTATCAAAATTGAGCTCGTCACAAATTTCTGGTATCAAATACTGCCGTGCAATCTTAATTTTGTCAGGAGCTTTGAACCCTTTCATCCGAACCACATGCATTCTATCTTTCAAAATTGTATTGATCTTAGATTCGTCATTAAAGCTCATCACAAATATTGCTTTACTGAGATCAAAATCTATTCCAGAGAAATAGCGATCATGAAAACCTGTATTTTGAACCGGGTCTGTAATGTGACATAGTAAGTTAGATATTTCTTGCCCATTTGGTGTATCAGAAAGTTTATCCAATTCATCAAAGAATATGACTGGATTCATGCATTGCAGATCTCTTAGCACTTCCACAATCCGTCCACACTTTGACCCTTCATAGGTATATTCATGTCCATTCAAAAAGGAACTATCTTTTGCCCCTCCCAAGGCGATCAGAGCAAACGGTCTTTTCAATACCTTTGCCAAACCATTTTTGGCCAGTGTCGTTTTACCATTGCCCATGGGTCCTTGTAGAGCCAACACATTACCTTTTGAATCAGGATTTGTGATCCATTGCGAAATGACTTGAATGATTTCATTTTTCACCGTATCATGACCATACACTGCATTGTTAAGAAGAGAACGTGAATCTTTCAGAAAATCGAATATTTCCTCTTTCGTCGAAGTCTCTGTTGAAATTGGAAATTTAACATAGGTATTCAAAGGAATTTTGGTAAATTCATTGAACCAACTTTTTAACTTATGGTATTCGTTTTCTGATTGTTCCATATTTTGAAAAGTTTGTAAACGAGATAAGAGATGAGACTTTGACTGTGTTGAAATATTGGGAAGACCAAGTATTTTAAATTTGAGAGGCATTTGTTCTTGATTAAAACTATCAATTTCAAGACATTTTCTCTCTAGAGACGCCTTTTGCTGCCTAGTGAGACGTTTGTAGTATTTTCTTTCTTCTCTGGTAAGGTTCTTTTTCAAAGAACTATTCTTTGTCTTTTTAATGCGGTAATCGTCATCTAGACTCTCAGAACGACATCGCCTATTTCGTGGATTCTCTGAGTCGTAACTACTTTCACTACTTTCGTCGTATCCACTGCGCTTCATTTCTTCAACATGATTACACAATTCTTGTAAAACCAACATCTTCGTTATCAAATCATCATCTTCTTCGTCTAGAGACACCGAGTCTGACTCTGAAGTAACGATGACACGAGAACGAGACTTTCTGTTACGTTTTCTATGTTTTTTCTTTCGTCTTGAATATTTAGATTCGTCTGAAGATTCATAATCATAGTCAATTAAATCTTTAATGTTTCCATACTCGTCCACGTCACTGTCTTCGCCAGAAGAAGACGAACTTGCTTTTTTTCGTAGTTGCCGTTTCTTGGGTGGTCGTTCTTTTTCTCGGCGTGTTCGTGACCGTGTAGCATATCTAGACTCCATGTTTCGTTGATCGGCCTCTTTAGATATAATAGTACATCATTTTTTTAAACTTAAATTATTCTTTTTAAATGGAAGTAATCATATACTGATACCTAGAGTGGAGAAAATGATAGAGCCGACATCAAATGTCTTTTCAGATTGTGTACGAATACGAACTGCTTTCAATGCTTTTGTAAGAGTAGATTTCTCATCTGGACTAAGAGCCGCTACATGCATTTTGATATCCCCGACCGTAGAATAACGATACGTCTCATCTTCTGGAATCGTTCCTTTGGGCCCGTCTATAGTCTGGACCGTTCTTTTTTCTGGAAATGCAATGTTAAGCACACGGCGTTCCTCTTCAGTTAGTTTTTGCATCTCTTGGACCGAAAATCCTATAGATTGACGGTCATACTGCTGAACTTGTTCTAATGCAATTGGTTTAGGCTTTTTAATCAAAGCATGGTTTGACGGGGAACAATCATTCAATAAACTACAGAATGTGCTTTCTTGGGGTTTAACATTAATATTGATTCCACTTCTTGCAGTGTCGCACACGGTGTGTCCTAATTTGTCCTTCTCAAAGGCTGGAATAGTGAACAATTTATCTATAGGAATATCGTCCGAATATCGTTTACCATTGCGTCGGAAGCATTTGATTTGACGATGTATGGCACGATGTGAGCAGCGTTCTTTACATTTCGGCCATTTGTCCGCTATCCAACGAAATTCGTGATCCGCATCTACTTCACGTTGTGAAAGAGAGAATGGTGTCATCGTTTTAAGATATTGTGAATTCATAAGAGAATCACCGTTAATATTTTGTCTGGAATCTCTGTCAAGGTATTCATCGGGGGCTCGCTTGCTCAGATCATCTGGGAATTCATACTTTGGATGGAATGGAGTGTCTCCATTTTCCTGAAAGACCTTGCTTTTATTTTCTGCACCTTTTGCAGGTTGTTTGACGCCTTCATCTGCTTTACTTTCGTCACTCTCCTCAGATTTGTCACTGGTTTTATTTTTCTCTTCAAGACCTTCAATATAGATACCATTAGAGAGAAGTTTCAGTAAGACAAAAGCAAGCAATATCAATAAAATTATTTCTAAACGAGACATTGTTTTAATACTATATTGACTACACAGTAAAAAAAACAAGGCAAAACGGATTCCTTGATTCATCCAACTATCGAAGGAACATTTTTAGCCTTTCTTTGAATCCTGGCTTGTGTAAATCTTCTTGTTTCAATCCCATACGATAAAATTTGTGCTTGAGTTTCTCAGGGATGAGAGACCAATCAACATGTACGTGATGTTGTGCATACTCTTCACGCTTTGGTATTGAAATTTGCCATTCGACATTCGTCTCTGCAGTCGGCCACGATTGTCGCACAATTTTATCGGTCACAAGTAGTTTATTTTGTTGCGTTTGTGATTTGTGTTCGGAAAAGAATTGTACTGTTTT